CCCGAGCCCGAGCCTGAGCCAGCCTGAGCCAGCCTGAGCCAGCCACCGAGCCCGAGCCCGAGCCTGAGCCAGCCACCGAGCCCGAGCCCGAGCCCCGATAAATTAAATCATTCCCCACGTCGTTTTATGGTATACGCATAGTGTATAATCTGCCTATTAAGAGGTAACACTTTTATAAGGAGATTCTAGATGATTAATTACCACGCACCTAAGCCGGCCTTCCATGAAGAGCTAGCCGCTATTGAATATGGCCTTAAATGGTTAGTTAAACACTCTCAGTGTCGCGCTAGTCGAAGGGGAGAAGCCGCCCGGTTGAAACAGAAGTATCTTAATCTTGACCTAGCTCAGGCCATGCACCAAATGAGGAAAAACCATGCTTAATATTTTAAACAGCTGGGAAACGATTGATTGGGACGGAATGTCGTTTGGAAATGCTAGCGAACTAGGCGAGTCAATGAACTTGCAATGTATAGAATTTCAATATGAGACAGACTTCGGATGTGATTCTTACTCAATTTGGGCGCCCACCGAAGCGCTAGGTAAGCGTAACTTGATACATAGAATTAAGGCCGGGACAGCACCGAGTGAAGCGGACTCTTGCCAAATTGACATACTTGTAGACGGGTGCTAACCGATGCTTAATATTTTTCATAATATAGAAGTGGTAGAAGCTCGGGACGATACCAACCAAGGCCAGTTCAGGTATACGGTTAACCTAGTTGTTCATTATCACGCCGCCGAATGGGCCCTTGAAAAACACATCATGCGGACTGAGTACGTTATTGATACCACCGAGAATCTATACGATTGCCAGCTGGTAGCAGAAAGAATGATAAAAGACGCGAATGATAGAACGCGCGAGCGTCGGGCCCGTATCAAGTTTAACGACTCTTCCAACTGGGAACCGCACGTTCCAGGCGGGAATGCCACTTCCGAGACGGGTATTTGTGACTAGTCTAACTAAGTAGATAAAAAAAAGCCCCGTGGTTAGTTAATAACCACGGGGCTTTTTTTGTGTCTGGTCTGGTATCTTCTCAGATACGAATGGGCATCAAAACGAAAGTAAGGGCCCCAAAGCCCGTATCAACGTCAATTCTAACCGGGTCTAAGTCTGATTTTTGCCGAAACATTCCCCCCCATGGTGCTTTCACCGCTTTAAGATACTTGAAAAAATCGGATAAGTATTTGAGCGAAAGCCCACAAAGACCGGTTGATTCTAAGTCATCATAATCGGACTTCTGCTTAATAACTTGGTCAATATCCGGATAACCAGTGTAATCGATATCAAACCGGAGCTTTAACCGCTGGTCTGATTTCGTATCGTATCGCGATATTTCAATCTCGCCCTGTAGGGGGAAAACTTCTAAAGAGAACAGACAGTGCTTTGTCGCCCCTTTTAGAATGGACTCGGCTATCCCTTTTGGAATTAGCATCGACGTTGTTTTAGCATCGGGCCAACTCCTGTCTGGGGGAATCTTCTCAAATAGCACGGTATCTAAAACTGGAATCCCATGTTCGAGAGCTGTTAGGTGGTGGCCATTAGTGACCACGGCACGGTTGATGTCAAAGTAGATTGAGTTAAGCGCCTGACGTGTTGAATCGTCGCTGGCTAAACGGTGAAGTTCCAAAATTTCTCTCGGGATTTGAATCATTGTGATTCTCCTTTATAAAAGTGTTACTTCCTTCTACACGGTATGCGCTTAATGTATACAGTTAATCGGGTTTATTTTCACGCGCAAAATCGGTCAAAATCGGTCAAAATCGGGGCCAAAACGCAAAAATCCCCCCCGGTGACGCCATGCCACCGGGGGGGATTCTCCAGACTACTTAAGAGACTACAGACTACAGACTACTCCCCTGCGTGGATTATCCTAGCCAGTTCCTCTCCACTCATCTCATCCTTTTGGTGATACCACTCAACAATATCCCGCACTACACCGTCAAGAGAGACAGATTGCCCGGTCGTGGTACGTCCCCAGACCAGGAGGCCCATAAACTCCTCCACCACTTCCCCGCGCTCTTTCAGGCACTCCCCAAAATATCGGGTAACAATCCACTGTTCAAAAATCTCCCGCTGACAATCCCCGCAAGATTCAAGAGGCTCCTCGTCCTCTAATGCTTTGGCCTTTTCCTCTTCATCCATATCGCAACCGCAATTTTCCAAAGCGGGGAAGGTTAGATTAATAAACTCGTCAGACCAGTCGCAATCAACAAGTGTGAAGTTAGGCAACCGCCCTAGCTCATAAAAGAGGGTGCTTGCCCGATAGACTAGCTCCCTGTCTATAAAAGCGTCGCATTGACGCTGGAACTTTCTTTCTTTGTCACTACTCACGACTCCACCTCCTCGTTGGGGTTAAATTTGGAACGAACGACCATGCTTGACTCTCTAACAAAACAGTTCTGAACAAATTGACGTAAAATACCGTCTGCGTCGGGTTCTAGTATCCCATGCCCCAGAATAAAATCGCGATGCTCTTCCGCCGCTTTACGATTATCATAGGCCCATAAGGGTTTCGTATGGTTGCCGGACCTGACAAAGACAAGGAAGTGATTGCTTGTACTGCTCATGACGCCACCCCCTTTAGCCGAAAATCGGGCCCGTAGTCTCGGAAATCGGTGACAATGAAACCCGCCCCCAATTCATGCAGCGGGGATTTGGGAGAGATTTCGCCCTCTGCTTTCGAGTCAAAACAATCCCCGCAACGCACAAAGCTCCCCGAGTATAGAGGGTCCGCTGTTTTTGGTGTGACCAGTACAGATTGCCAAGTGTCCAAAATACCCCCGCAACCGCCGCACCATATATCGTGACAGACTGCCCCGTGGATTCCAAGCAACCGCTCCCCAGTCTCAACCGAGAGAACCCGCGACATCATTGCAGCGGTAATAGCGGTTTCCAGCACCATACCCATTAGAATCCCACCACCGGGGGGGGAATCGTCCGGGACTATCGCGATTTCATCCATCCAAAGAAGGTTTTCCGCTCCAATAACCGTATTTTCTTCACACTGGGGGCAATCGTAGTCCTGAGCATCGGGCTCGGTTTGACTCCGGGTAAATTCTAAACACTCGACGCACCAACCCTCGTAAGAGCTGCGCGCCTCGCTGTATCTGCTTTCCGTAATTTTCGTTACCATGATTTATCCTTGCGGTTAAAAGTGTTCACCACGCTTACCCTGTTATGAGTGGACTGTATACCCATTAATCGCTTTTCTTTTCGCGGCGTACTTTTCCCGCGCACCCGGAAAGCGCACCCGCCCCGGGCCAGGAGAAGCAACCCCCCGGTTAAGGCCACCCGACCCCGAAATTTGGACTACATCGGACTACATTGGCACTACATGAGACTACTTTGGACTACATCAGCACTACATCGGCACTACATCGAGGACCCCAGGACCAAAACAGGCCCCAGGATCCTCCTTTGTAATCGTCACACCCCGTTCGGTCCTCCCCAGACGCAAAAAATTGCCTAGGGGGTACGTTAACTGAACGATTGTGTGCACGGTTCACCATTATCATAGTGCACGGTTTTGTAGAAGCGCGTCTTCCGGCCTCATTGGTCCTACCGCCCCCCTCAAATTCCCTCAAATTAGTGCACGGTTTGTACGGTAATTGGGGTGTTTTCGGACAACCGTGCAGTGTCTACTCCACTGGAAAGACTACCCTTTCCTTCTCTAATTGCACGATTGTACTACTTTATAGATAAAATAGAGTAAGTATAAAAAGAGAGTGTATTTTATATAGAAGAAAGTTTTTCCTAAAAAGTCCCGAATCGTGCAGTTGAGCGTACACCTGTACTCTGAGATATATTTGATCCTCGTCCCGGGGATCCGATAAGACCCCCATCGTCACTAGCCCCCACCGGGGGGGAAAAAATAACGAGAAAAGGAAAGCCACGCATGCACAGTCATTGGTGGGAGAAGCACTCGGTCCTCGACGCAATCCGCATTGCAGCACAAGCGCACATCGACAAACACCAAGTAACCCGGGACGAAGAGCCCCGACTGTTCGACGCCATCTGCGCAGGCATCGAGGAGGCAACAGGCAACCCCCCGGTGTTCGCTGAGGGTTCCTTGTGGATTTGGGATGCTGACTTCGGTATTTGGTCACGCTGCTGCAACCCTGCTACCCCCCGGGAAGGTTACCCCAACTTCGGTGACCTTTGGTCTCTGCTCTCCGAACTGAAGGTCTGGACCTTCCCCAAAAACGCCGCCCCCCGGCAGACGCTCCTGCGCCTCTCTGCGAAGCTCGAATCCGCCTTAGACCGGCAACCGCACCGCCGCACCAGGATTGCCAAGCAGCGGTTCTTCCAGGAGGAGACCCCGGGGATTATCCTACCGACCATCGACCAGGGGGAGACTATCCCTCTGCTCTGGGAACCTCACGCTGATGGGACGGTGTCGCTGACAGACCCCGAGCCTCAGCACCGGAAACGGCACCTGCTCTTTGGGGCGGACATCAAAGCGCAAGCAATCGACGCCGAGCAAGTCCTCAAACCCCCCCGGGCTGCGGCATGGCAGGCGTACCTCCGCACAATCTGGAAGGAGGACCCCGAATTTGACGCGAAGGTGGAGATATTGGAGGGGTTTATTGGCACCGTGCTGACCTCCACAGCGACGAGGTTCCAGCGGATGCTGATATGGCAGGGAGCGTCTGGGGCGAACGGGAAGTCGATGCTGGCGGAGGTAATCGCCACCTTGGTAGTCGCTGACTCCTCGCTTATCTCAACCTGTAGCCCAGCCGACTGGGAGGGGTTCGGTGCCTCGACTCTGGACGGGAAGCTGCTGAACATTGTGACGGAGCTGCCGGAAGAGAAAGTGTTTCACTCGCACCGGGTGAAGGCTATCGTTGCCGGTGACCCGGTGCACGTTGATGTGAAGTACGCCCAAGCTTACAAAATGCTCCCGACAACGGGCCACCTGCTGGCGGTTAATAGGCTCCCGGCGATGAGGGACCTATCCGGGGGGTTGAAGCGCCGGTTGCTCATCCAGGACTTTAACCATTCGTTCCTCGATGACGCTGACCGGAAGTCGAAGGAGGAGATTCTGGATTTACTCCGGCCTGTTGCCTCCGAGATTAGGGTCCGGTGCCTCCATGCTGCTGCACGGCTGATGGAGGCCGGGGATTACACGCTGACTGAGGAGCACAAGCGAGCGGTCGATGAGCTGGAGGTTCGGTCGAGTTCCGCCACTGCCTTTGTTGACGCATGCTGTAGCCAGCCCCCCCGGGGGGTTGATTGCGCCTGGTGGGAGTATCAGCACACCTTGTACCGCGCCTATGTCCGGTACTGCCAAGCCCTGGGGATCCGCAGTGTCGGCTCGGGGCAGAAATTCTTTAAGGATTTGGAGATGATGGGGCTTGTTCGGGAGACTTCCAAGGGTGGCGGCAGGCGTAAATTCTTCTCGATTGCCCTCCGGCCTGTGGAGGAGTGGGGGGTCGGTATCGAGGAGGACGACCCAAACTGGCAACCCCGGTGATGGGGAGGGGCCCCGATATTTCGACCGGGGCCCCAACTTCTACATGTCACTATAGAAACATCCGAGAAAGGATTGGTCACCATCTACAGGCCCCGCACCGTCCGGTCAATAGTTAAATCAGTGTATTTTAGGGGTTGAATTACAGGGGGTTTGCGCTGAATACCCCTTGACGCACGTATGCACTGCCGGTATACCACCCCGGTAGCAGAAACGGGAGCAATCCCCAAAATTAAATGAGGAAGTATCTGATGAATGAGGAAAAGACAGTACACGGAATGTGCATCAAGCTGGTAGACATCGAGGAAGCAGACCATCCCGACCCGCTAGCTGTGTTCAATGTAACGGTGAACGGGCAGCTCTGGCAGGGGGCAGAAAGAACCTTTGCGGAGTGGGTCGTCAACGGTGCGGCAACAACGCAGGACCGGCATCTTGATATTTGCCAAGACGACGCTTTACGGGAACTTTGCAAGCACGTCGTCGAGGGCACCGAGACTCACTGGACGATTGCTCAAGAGGCGTTCTGTGAAGCGGTGGATGCTCTCATCAAAGAGCACTACGCCGCCGAGTAACCCCTAACCAGTACACTGCTGAATAAGCAGCACCCCCCCGGTTAACAAGGAGACATCACATGCCCAACAAAACAATAACCTCAGTCTGGTGCCAAGGGCATCTCTGGTTCCTCACTCGCAAACCCTGCACGAACCTTGAGGCCACAGCCCTGATGATCGCGGACTCACCCAGCGGACCCTACAACGAAGATGGACGGGCCATGACCCCCACTGAGGTGATGGAATCCCGCGAATATTTGAGCCGCGAGTTGCGCTACAGCTACCACGTTGTGAACCTCACTGCCTGCATCGCGGACGGCATCGACCCCCACCGGGATTGGTGCGGACAGTCCACCATGTTCGAGGACGTTGAAAAGTACCTCACCGAGCAGGAGTAACCCAATGAGATACCGAAACACCGAAACCTACGAAGACGCCTCGGGCCGGAAGTACAGCGTCCAGGGTCCATGCCTATGCGGAGCCCTCGACTGTGAGAGCTGCCGCCCAGGGAACAACCACGCCAAGCGGGAGCAGGAGGACCGGGGGGAGACCTTCTGCATGCAATGCGAGGACTACCGCCTCTCGGAGCTGGCAGACGAAACCCTCTGCGACGAGTGCGGCAAGGCGTTCGGGTTCGTCTGGGGCATCTTCCCCCGGGATGAGGGGTTCCACCGCATCCAATGGGCAATCCCCGAAGACACCGCAGAAAAGGCCCTCAAGCTATTCTTCCGGGAAGTGGGCATAACCTATACAGAGGCCACCTTTGACACCTGCGCCGAAGATTTCTGGGTGCTCCCAATGGAAGGCCACCCCGACTGGACCGAGTGGGACGAGTGCACCCCCCCGGTGGACTACCTAAACCTCATCATCGGGGAGATTCCGTGGGACGTGCCAACACCACCGGGGGGGGATTCCCAGCAATGACCCCAGATTTCGTCGATTGCATGATAATATTCGGCCCCTGCATCAACTGTGGCACCTATATGTCCTACAACGCAGACCACGTCCCCTCCCTCGTTATCGACGGTGAGCGGGAGGCTATTTGCATCAACTGCTGGGCCCGGTGGAACGACATTCACCGGGTCTCGAAGGGGCTCCCCCCCGAGCCCCTGCACCCGGACGCCTACCAACCGAGCACCAACAACCACTAGGAGACTCAGGCATGACGGTAACAAAGAAAAACGACACCCTTATCCACAACCTCCCCCGAATAACCAAAGCCCTGGAAGAAATCGCCCGAAAACTCCCAGAACCCGCCAAACCAAAGGAGACCACCAATGAAAGCCCTACTACTCTGGCTCTTCAACGCCCCCAACCTGCTCATCTGCCGGATATTTGAGCACAAATGGCACTATACCCAGTTCCAGGGGCAGTCCACCCTCCGGGATTGCCGCAGGTGCCTGACCAAACAGACCCCCGCAGACGACGAGGAGTTCCAGGACAGAGTGAACCTCCAAATGCAGGCAGACGCAGTCCACAAGGGCAACGACCTCCCCCCCGGTCCATTGGACGAGGACGACCCGGTTATTCGCGTCTGTCGGGCTCTGAAGGCTCGCCGGGATTTTGACTTCCTGGAGGCACAGTATCAACTGGCGGTGGGGACCTTCGACATCACAAAGGAGTGCACCGAGGTTCCCGACATCTCCCCGTGGCAACTCCGGGAGGGAATCGAGAAGTTCCTTAATCATGAGGACGGGGAGCTGCACGAATGGGCAGAGATGCGGGTGGGGCAGGTGGATAAAATGATAGCCTTCGCAGAGGAGCACCTAAGCGCAGAGCAGAAGGCCCGGTTTAAAAGCTAGGGCTCGGAGACACTCACCAACCGTTCTTTGAGCTTTTCGTTCTCCTTCTCAAGCGCCAAATTGCTAGCCTGGAGCATGCATAGTTGTCGCATGATCGCCACCAAGCCCTTAAGAAATTCCACACCATCGTCATCCCCCCCCCTCGCTATGCGCTCAAGGTCTTCGAGCACTTTTTGGTTCCTTCGCAACGACATCTTTAAACCAGTCCTTTGGGTGCACCCGTTTCGTCAGGTCTTGGATTCGCACTGCCATCTCCAGTCGGGGCGTCGAGCTGCCGCTCATCCAGCGGGAGATTGTCTCCTGCGTGACCCCCAAAATCAAGGCTAGCTTCTCCTGGGTCATCCCTCTGCGACTTGCATACTTCGTCAATCTGTCTGATGCGATTGTTGATTTCTTCACTACAGGCATTTGGTACTCCTTCTAAAAATCCGACACGCCTTAACACTTCTTCTGCGGCGGCGTGTCCTTTTGTAATCACCGCCAGGTATCCCCGAGCGGCCATCTTTTGGAGGAACTCAATCTGTTCCTCACTCGTTGATGAGTGCTTGATGCGCTTCATCTCTATTGCGACCCCTACATAACCCCCCCGGGGAGTCGGGTCGAAAATAATGAAGTCGCTCACACCCTTTAGCATCCCTAAATTTCTAAGTCGGGCCCCCTGAATCACTGACCGCTTGCCCTCGTTCGGGACGTGAATCCAGAACAGGCCAAGGTTTCGTAAGGTCCGTGCGAGCTTCGAGTGCTCGACCCGCTCCAGGGGGACATCGGGATTAGTGGACTTCCTCTTCTTTCTCGGCTTCGGTGGCTCCTGGGTCTTGTAATACCTCTCCAGAGCCTGCTTGACCGCGCTCTTCCCCTCCTCCATGCATGCCCTCCAGTTTGCGCTCCAGCTTCTCGCACCGCTCACGGAAATAGTCGAGAACCCCCGACATGGAGAGTACTGCGTGTTGTGTCTCCACAAGCTGGGTCGCTAGACTCTCAAGGTGTTCCTGCGCTGGGCTTACTTCCAGTTCAATTGCTGACATTTCTACACTCCTTCTTAGTTGTGGTCAAAAAACCAATGGGCCCACAGATACGCTGCGGTGAGTGCCCATCCGGTCATTGCTAAATAAAATCTCTTCTTCACCATCTGGATGGTTTCTTCGTAAAATTTAACTGTTTTCATGTCCTCTCCATAAGTCTCATTGCTACGTTGAATGAGGAGAAAGCGAACCAGAGCACAGCGGAGGCCCACCAATATTGCGTGTTCCGCCGCAGCATGCGTTCGAGAGCCAGAATATCACGCTCCAAGTCCGCGCACCGCTGCTCAAGCTTGGCATCGTTTGCGTTCATTTCGTTTCACCATTTTCTGCACAATTGAGGCAATCTCCCGGTGGTCCACTGGGGGGCGCACCTTCTCCTCGTTTACGATTCGCATGGCCTTCTCCACCTGCCCCGCCACCTCGTAGTAGGGCAGGGCATCCCGCCCCGAATAGGCGTTGAAGAGGCTCCCGCAGACTCGAACCAACCCGTCGTTCCTGGCCCCCTCGAAGATTTCTTTGAAGGCCCCTAAATTTGGTTCCCAAGGCTCGCAGTGTTCCCGGACACCGGGGGGGCTTTTGTCCTCGACCGGCTCCACCAGAAGCCCCGCCAGCCACTCGGGGAGGGGAGCCAGGGGGAGAGTCCACGGTTCCCTGCCCTCCATCCAGTGGTAACCCCCCTTGAGAGTCCGTGAGGGCGGCGCTATGACGTAGCCGCCCTGAGCCCGGACATCGACCCCCTTCACCAACTCGACCTTGTTGCGGACGCCTGAGAGCCCTCTGAAGTAGAGGTGGAAACCGCCCCCCCCGGTGAAGACAGTTGGTGTCTTTGGGGGGGGCGCACCGTGACTCTCCCTGAGTTCACGAAAGGCTTCGATGCCTGCCGCTCCGTCAAGATCAATCACGGTGAGCGAGTCACACCTGATACCAATCACGCTGGTGGGGTTCATGTTCCAGGCGAGGTCCACATCCAGCCCTGTAATTTTCCCCAGATAGTCTCCAATCCTGGGGTGCTTACAGGGGTCGGGGCAGCGGGGCCCGTTGCGGCAGGAGCAGTGGTCGAGCCACTGGTCCCCCTCATGAGCGGTGGGCCAAATGGGGAACACAGGCCACCCCTGTTCAAAGTACCACTTGGCCCACTTCCCCATTAACCCGTCTGGATAGGGGGTCTTCACGCCAGACCCTTCCCCGGAGGCGGGAGGAGGTTCGCCTGCTCGGTGCTCCGGGGTTTTGCCGGTGCCTTTTTTGTGGATGGTTTCTTGGCAGGTGCCTTCTTTGCTGGCGGTTTCTTAGCCACTGGCTCCCGGTGCCGCTTGTCGTCAGCAGGCTTCGAGGCTTTCACTGCAACCTCAAATTCCCCCTCCACTACCTTGGGGTCATCCCCCCCGGTGGTGAGTGCTGCAACCTGTTCCACCCGGGTGGTGCCTGTCGGCTGGCTGGTCTCCGCAGCTTTGAGTTCGTGGATGTCCCGGACCTCGTCCTCGGTGGTGAATCCTTTGAGGGCATCGGAGAACGCATCCCTCCCGGCAAAGGTCCGCGCCCGGATTTGCAGCATCCGCCACGGGTCGGTGGACCACGGGCCCCGCTTCCCCCAGTGCCCCCGTCGCTGGGCATCCTTGATGGAGAACTCCCGTGTGTACCGCTTGCCCTTGCGGATAAAGGTGCAGACCGCTTTGCCTGCCTCCTCAATCTTGGAGAAGGTCATCTCCTCATGCCCATCGTAGGCGGGGTGCGCCTGAATCAGGGCGAGGAAGAAGTCTGCTGTGAGGCAGCTTGTCCCTTGAATCATGTTGAACGCTTCGAGGGAGGCGATGGGTGCGAGCCCCAGCTCCTGCCCCTTTAGGAAGGCAGTCACAATGTCAGCCGGTTTCTTCTGATACCGCTGGGGGATTGTCATGCTCCCGGCGAGGTACTCCGCAAAGGGTTTCATTTGCTCGAAGATGGCAATGTCGAAAACAGGGAGGTTATTTGATAAAGCAGTCACGTCGCAGTCCTTTCGTAGAGAGTCGTCTCTGTCCATTTTTATTCGGCTTGTAATTGAGGCGGCTGTCCCCGAAGGCAAGTCCCCACCCCCCGGTGTCCACCACCATCTTCTTCAACTCGTTGGTGATACCATCAAGTTTGCTGTCAACTGCAACCTGTTCGTCCTTCGTTTTGTAAAAGGCTTCCATCAGGTCAATAGCTCGGTCAGTTGCAGGAGCGTACATCTCGTTCGTCGCCTCCTGAAGTGCGAGGTATTGAGTCATTCCCTTGCTCGCATCGCTCACCGGGGGGGCCTCTCCGACAATGTGAGCAACCCAGAACTCCCAACAGGCTTTCTGCATCTCGGCAATCCGCTCGTTGTTCCGGGCGACGTAATACACCTCCGGCTTGGAGGTGTAGTTAAACAGCACCGGCAGCAGGCAGACCTGCACATCGGGGAATCTCATGAGGTGAGACTGCGCTTGGTCGTAATACATCTGGGGGATGACCGACTCCCGGAGGGTGTCCGGGTGCATCTGCTGCGCTGAGAGGGGGTAACTCCAGAGGTCACTGTCCGAGTAGATTACCAACTTCGCCTCGATGAGCATCAGCGGTCGCTGGTGTCGGGGGCTCGCCACGATTTTGCCGTCACAAGTGGAGCGCAGGGGACAGGTGATGCCGTCCTTGGTGATGTCCACGAACTCAGATTTGCCGGGTTTCCACGTCCACGTCTTAACAAATGCGGGGTCCATTCCGAGAAGCACCAGCCACTCGGGGTCAAGAAAAGACAGCGCGGCCTTGATGAGGAAAGGCTCAATCATTCTGCCCATTCTCAGGTGCGGCTTGTCCTCGTCGTCCTGCGGATATGCCCTCCGTGAGAAGACATCCCACGGTCCGGCGTAGGTGTTTGTGCCCATAATGGCGTTCTGCTCTGTCGAGCCCAAAGGTATCAGTTCCATGTGAATCTCCATAAAAGTGTATGAGCGGTAGGTATAGGAGACCGCACGGAAGCGCAACCCTAATTATGCACTAAGTTCATTATTTGATTAGTCGGACCACGGGAAAGCGGGGTCAATCCAACGTGCGGGGGGCATCCCCAGGAGGCCCCGGACATCGAAGTGGACTCCCCAAGTGTAGAGACCCCGCCCAATATCGAGGTCCCGGCACACCGATTCGACCGTCAGGGCCAATCGAGCCAGACCAAGAGGAGTCCGTAGGCTGCGACGAGCAATAGTAAGATCCAGGGCATGCCCCAGTTCGGAGGATGGTAGGTGGAGCGACCGAATACGTCCGCCAATCGCCTCGTTCTTTTTACGGCATCTGACTCCTGACCCGCAGATGAGTGCGGTGCCCATCTGCTCTCGGATTTGGTCTGCTCGCCTGATGAGTTCCGGGTGGACTTCGGTGAGTCCGCAGTCGCAGGGACTTTCGGGCCTGTCGCAGGCGAACTCATGTGACTGCCAATACTTCGCTGTCCACGTCACCGCTTTTTTCTCCGCTTGGTTCGGACAGGTTTACCGCGCTTTTTTGCTGCGGCTTTCGCTGCTCGTCGTCCCGCAGCGGTGTAAGGGTACTGTTTTTTTCCCACAGTTGGCATCTCGTTGTCGCTCCCTCCCGGACCAAATCCAGGACCTCTTGCACGGTTTCTCTGATGTGTGTGAAACTCATTACCACGTCCCCCTGACAAAACTGCTGATTTCCCAGTCCATCGCTGCATCGAATGGTTTCTCGATGCCCCCTTCGAGCCCAATCTCCCAATTCTCCCCCCCGGTGAGGCGGGTCATTGCGGAGGCAAAGGCCCCCTCTTTGTTTATGCCCAGGTTGAGCAGGAACGGTTGATCTACTGAAGAGGCTTTATCTCTAAATAGGTCCCTGCCCAACCTGGTCAACTCGGCTTGTTGTCTTGCCAAAGTACCACCGGTTTTTTTTTTATGGCCTCGGCCTGAACGTGCGCTCGTTTCACCGCTGCTCTCGAATACGAATATCCCGAGCTTGCGATTGCGCTGGCGACCAACCCGGTGGCCATTGCCATAGTCCCATCAACGATTTTGTGGTCCAGAAGCAGGTCGCATAAGATACCCAACAGGGGCATAATAATTGACGCCGCCACCACGAACGCTGACCGTCTGCCTTCGCTTGTCCCCGCACCCTTTGTCAGTTCCATCAAACCCCTCCTACCCTGCGGAGCCGGTCGTCCTCAATGGCCTCCCGCTGCTCCTGTTTAGCTTTCACATCATACACCAGACCCTTAAGCTCTTTCAAATCCCGTGCGCTTTGCTCGGTGACTGCCACGAGCTTCTGGAGGTGGGTGTTGATGCACCGGAGCTGGTCGTTGTCTGTGGTGCCTTTGTTACGCTTCATGCTCTGCTCAAGCATAACGAGCAGTCGATAGCCGCCAGCCGCCAGGAGCCCCGCTGTGCCTGCGCCACCGACAATCTCGACTGGGTCCATTAGACTGTCCTGCTCCTGATACCCTGGAGTTTCGTCATGGTATCCTTCGGGCGCTGCTTGAGTGCGTTCATCCGGGTCTTCTGGGTCTGAGCCTTATCCTGCTTTGAATAGAGGTTCTGGTACAGCTTGAGGACCGGACCAGCGTACCCACTCGACACCGGGATGCCTAGCAGGATGGAGAGTTGTCCGCTCGCTGCAAGGCTCGGTCTCTCCCCTGTCTTCTGGTAGTGGGCGAGCACCCCGTCCCGGATGCCTAGTTTGTATTTGCCAAATCCCTCCGGGTCCACAATCTCAGCGGTCTTGACCATCGTGGGGGTCGCGGTCAGTGCCTCGATGTTGGGCCCGAGAACCCCGAGCCAGTCGTTCACCGTGCAGACCTTCTCCATGTATTCGTGGGCGGCAGCATCGGTGACCAGATATTTGTCCTCCCCGGTCAGCACATCGGTCGTCCGGTTCATCCCCACCGGGAGGGTCTCGTTGCAGTACTGGAGGTTGGCAATCGTTTTCTGGACCATAGCCGCCTGCAACTGGGGGGCCCCGTCAATGGAGGTGAGCCCCTTGGCCAGAATGTTATTGAGCCGCTCCGGGTTCTCCGAGAGGCTGGAGATAACCTCAAGGGTGTCCCTTGCCTGCGCTGCCACGGGTCGGAGTTCCTCCCGCTTCTTTACTCGCTCCTCCTCCTCGATACGACGCAGGTGGTGTAATTTCCGAAGCCAGGGCTCCCGCACCCGCCCCAGGTTGTCGTACTGAATCCCCCCCGGTATTGCTCGCTTGCTAGGCTTCACTATCCGACTCACTGCCCGGTTAATCGCAAGGTCTCTCCTGGCAACCACCTTGCTCTTGAGCCCCAATAGCGCAGCCCGGGTCCTGAGTGCCTTGGCTGGGTTCATAATCGCGGCGACCACTGCCCCGGTTGCGATCCCCGCTGGGCCACCAACAGCGGTTCCAAGAAACGCTGCGGTAAGGCCGAGCCCGCTGCTGTCCCCCATCTTCTTTAAGGCGTTCATCCCGTTCACAGTCTGGGCAAGGTCCCCATAACTGCTCTTCAGTGTCGCCATGTTCGCGAGTGTCTGTGTCCCCTTATTCACTCCGTAGTGCCGCTGGGTTGCGAGAATATACGCTTCGTATGCCCTGAAGGTGTCCGCGAGCTTCATCTGGCGGATACGGTCTTCCACCATCTTCTGGCCCGATTCTCCGGCAGTAGCAGCACTGGGGTCAATGGCCGCTCTCGCCTGTGCGTTCGCGTTGGTCAGGTTCGTTAACTCGTCACCCATTAGAAGCAGGTCCGCCTGCTTTCGACCCTCGGCATTAAGGCTCCAGACAAAGGTGTCCGAGTATTCCACGAAGTCCGATGGAGGTCGATTAGTCTGCCGCAGCACGGTTAAGTCATCGACCAGTTCCCCTGAGAGGGAGGGGGTCTCCATGAATCCGTCCCAAGCCTGACTAACCACCTCGTTAGGCGCGTTGATAACAGGACCCTCCCCGCCCATCTGCCCGTTCAACTCGTCGATGCGGAGTTGGTTTGCGTCCACATCCACCATCGTGGACCCACCAGCGGGGTCCCCTGGCCTCACCGGGGGGGCGTCTTCCCCCTTCAGCTTTCGGAGCATGGTCAGGATTTTGTCCATATCCGCTCGGTGCTTCCCTCCCACCTTCCTTCCGAATTGAGCCTGGAACTCGGGCCAATGGCGCAAGAGGTCGCTGTATGCCTTGTTCACCTCTCGCTGCATAGTCGCAGCCTTAACGCCCCAAACGTCGCCGTTCTCCAGCAGTGTCCGAAGACCGCCTGTCTCGCGAGAGAGCAACCCGTAGGTGTTGAACCCCTGTTTGGTCCCCCCTGTTTGGAAGGTCTGCCCATCTGAGATCTTCTTGAACTCATCCAGTTTGTTAAACATACGCCCCGAAAAGTTTCCCCATTCCGGGTTGGGTCCCACATGAGGGGAGAGTTCCATTGGGGTGTAGACGTGCACGTCCTTAAACGTGGACGGGGTCAGCACCTCTCCCGCGAGGGGTTGCTCCCCGGACGTGACCAGCGCCTTCTTCTTGGTGACCACCTGCCATCCAGCGGAAGGATTAGCTGGGTCAACCGCGAGCTTCACCCCCCAGAGGTCTTCAAGGTGCTTGCGTGTATTGTCGAGCACGAAGTCAGCACTCTCCCTGAGCTGCTTCAGGGCCCCCACATCAAAACCGGCTGGGTTCTTTATCTGCTCCTTTAGTGCCGCCCTGAATTGCTGGAGGGACTCGTAGCCCTCATGGAGTGCCCGCCACTCATTCCCGGTAACGACCTCCTGGAGCATCCGCTCCCCTTTTTTGGACCCTTTAGTAAGGGAGGAGATTTCGTCGAATGTCCCCGCCATGTCATCGAAGACCTGGGCGGAGTCCTTAGCGGCACCTTCGAGGACATCGTCCCCGTTGAGAACCTTCCAGGCATAGTCTGGGTCCTCAGTCAGTCTGCGGAGTTCGGTGTAGTCCCCCTTGCCGATTGCAGAGGAGATGCGGTCCATGACCTTCCCGGCTTGGGAGCTAATGGGAGCCCCGAGAATCTCCTCTGTCCCCCGGATGCCCCGAAGTAGAGCGGCCCCCCCGCCAATCACGGTCCCAAGAGCACCCCCAAAGACCCCACCAATAACCCCGAAGGTCCCGACCTCCCCCATCATCTCCGTGGCAGTTCGGCTCGGGTCGCCCAGAACCTCCTCGGCAATGACATCAGCGGCAGCATAGGAGCCGCCCTCAACCAGCCCCCCAACGGCACCGGCAGCGCCAACACCCAAGGCTTTCGTGACGACCGTGCCCGCCCTCTCGATGCCAATGAGCCCCCCGATCGCCCTCTCTGCACCCATGCCAAGACGGGCCGCTCCGACCGCTGGGATAAGGTTGGTGGCTTTTTTGGCTAGTTGCTTCGCGGTGAGCGAGGCCCCTGCCCCAACAGTACCTCGGAGCCCCGCCTGCCCCACAGCAGTTCCCCCCCCGGTGAGGAAGGCTGCACCAACCCCCAAACCAACACCGAGAGTCTGCCCGACAACTCCGGTCGCATAGGGGTTGGCTCGGCTGTACTTGGCGATGTCCTCTTCGGTGAGTGGGGTGGCATTTGCCAGGAGCCAGTCTGCGGCGGGCTCGGTGAGGAGCCCCCGGGTCACCCCAATCCCTGTGGCGACACCTGTGCCAACAGCGTCCCCGTACTCCTCTACTTCTGCTCGATGCTGGCGGGCCTGCGCGGTGTCGTAACTACCACCACCCGCGAAAAGCAGGGGTAGTTTGTCTTCCTTGATAGGGTGGAACTCTCCATTGGGGAGTTCCACATGGACTTCGGCCCCCCGGGGAAATGAGTAATACCCAGAGCGAAAGAACTCCTCCACCCGGTCTTCTGGGACTGTAATAAACTTCTGGCCCCGAACGTCCCACATTTTTGCCATTGGGCTGCCCTATTCCTCTTCTATCCCTAGTTGCTTTTTGAAGTCCTCGACTGCGTAGGGGTTAACTCCAGCGAGTTCGCCCGTGAGTTCCTGGTCCCCAGTCCCGAGCGCCCATCTGTGCAGGTCCCCCTCTTTGAACCCTTTGCCCGATTGCGCCTGCGCTTGGATAAGTTGCTTGAACGATGTGAGTGCGCCCTTCCCATATTTTTTATTCATCCACGCACTGGGCAGTAACTGAATCATCACTTTCCAGTCCATGTCGGAAGGCTTGCTACCCTCAAAGATGGAGACCACTTGCTTAATAGCTAAGGTAACTGCTTGCTTATACGCTTGAGCCTCAACCCCTTCGTCCGCAAAGATACCCGTGACCTTTGCAAATCCGGTAAGGTCAGCGAGGCCCCCGACAATGCCCACCTTGCCATAGAGGGCAATTGCCTTGTCGATGAGAGGCATAATTGCCGTCAGTTTCTCTGTAATGCTCTTCTTCCCCGCTGTCCCGGATGTGAGTGTCCGCATCTCATTCACTACGGAGTTCACCCGGCTTGTCTGCGCCTGTATCTTTGCCTGCCTCGTCTGGTTGGCATGCTGGATTTCCGCCCTCTTCTGGAGGAGGTTGATTGACGCTGCCTGTACCTTGGACGCTGTCGTTGCCTTAAGGCTCCCAAGCCTCAGTTGGACCACGCTCATCGCGGCGGCACGGGTCTCTGCGAGTGCCTGCAATTCATCCCCATGCATCTGGAGCATGCGACCATACACGTTGTTCTTAATCCCTGCTGCGGTCTGGAGTCGTCCTAGCTCCATCTTCTGAGCCTGGATGTCCCGGTCGATAGCTTTGTTGATGATCGCGAGGGCTGTGTTCGGCACCCGCCCCTGCGATAGCCCCTGCGCATACGCCCCCGCTGCCGCTGCGATAGCCGCACCCACCACCTGCCAAGTCGATTTAAACGCCCGGTTCGCGTCAATCTCGTAGTTCATAATCTCGGAGGTGATACCGTCTATCTGCCGCTGGACACCCTCCGCCGCGTGGCGCTGTGCATCAACCAGGGTCTTACGCTTAGACTCGAAGTTGGCGGTGTCATTGATGGCCTCCTGGGTCAGTCGGCGCTGCTCGGCAACCCCTGAGTTGAGGATGCCGAGTTGCTGATTGACGATGTCCTGGGTGTCCTTGAGCTTCCCCTGCATCCCGCTTTCAAACTCGGGGTCATTCATCAACGTGGCGAGTGCATGACGCGAGGAGTCTGCCATGTTCCGCAGGTCGTCCATACGGACTCCATCGGCGGACTGTGTCGCTGACTCGTTAGGGGTCATCGTTGAGCCACCTTGCCCCTGACCCCCCTGGTCTTCCGGGAATGACGCCAGTTTCTCCGGAGGAGCAGAAACCCAGGGACCCTCGGGATTTTGCGCGTCTGGGACCAGCCTCTCCGCAGGGGGTGGCTGAGTGACGGGGGCCTCTACGTTGGCCTTCTCTACTGCGTTCGGCGGACGCCACCCGGCTGGAACCCCTGCGTCCCTAACCCACCCCTGACCCTCTGCCCACGAACCAAATTCGGGGTGTGCATAACCCGGAGACTCAGTTCCCACCAGTGCTGACATCTTGCGCTCCTTTCATCTGTGCGAGTTCCCCGCTCAACTCCCCGACCTTGGAGTTCAACTCCTTCACTGCCTCGAAGAGAACTGCGGTCAGCTTGCTGTAGTCAATCCGGCGTATCCCGTAGTCGTCGTAGTGGACCACCTCGGGGATATGACTCTCGACCTCCTGAGCTATGAACCCGATGGGGGTTGTCTCGAAGACTCCACCGGGGGGGTTCTTCCATTCCCACCCTACCCCGTGAATTGCGAGGACCTTATCGAGTGACCCCTCCAGGGGGGCGACCTCTTCCTTTAGCCGAGCATCGGAGACGGACATAATCACGGACCCTGCCAACGTCGCGAGGCCCCCGATAATGCTGCTCACAATCTGGGTTCGCGCCGCTTCCTGACCCATGAGCCATTGCTGGTGCATCCCCGCCTTAGCCATAGCGACCCCGGCACCCTCTTTGCGGGTGGTGATGAGGAGGTCTTCAAGGGACTCCCCCGCCCGGGTCATCTCCTCCTCTCGGGCAGTTTTAATGAGACGTTCTATCTCCTCGCCCTTCTGCCCCATCCCTGCTCTGAGGGCTCTTGCGAGCGCGGCTTTGTTTGGTCCCGCTCGGCCAACCCCCCCGTAGAGCTTACGCCCCGCTACGTTAAGTTCCTTCCGTAAGTCGGTCTCCCACTGCTGGACCCCGGCTGTGCCCTCGGCAATCTTGCTTAGTTCAATTGCTCGGTTGTATGCCCGGTCATCGGAGAGTCCTGCCTCTCCCCGAGTCATTGCCCCGCTTTCGCTGCCCTCCCCCCACCAACCCATCTGGTGGCCATAACCACCTTCATCGCCTGTCTGATTGCCGTATGGCGTGTTGGGCTCTTGTATGTCTGCGGTCTCGTCATAACCGTGGATAAGAAAGAAGCGTTCTCTTTCGGCATCCCCCTCTGCCGGTGTATCTGTAGTCGGTTCCATTATACCATCCTCCCCCATCCAAAGTTGTCTAACGGGTCCAGTGGGCTATCCACTCCAGGAATCCCCCTCCGTGGAGAGAGAGGAGCACGTCTTGCTGCTTCCAGCGGGGCGGTCTGGGGGCTCAATCCCTTGAGCCAAGCCTTCTCCTCCTGCTCGAACTTTAGGTCTGCCGCTCGGTCTGCCGCTTGACCCATGCGAGACTCCTGGTCTGTGACCAACATATCAAACGCGCCTTTCCAGTCCCTCGGAATATTGGAGTCTAGCCCATTAAGCCACTCATCGTACTTGGCCATTCTCTCGTCCGGGGGGAAACTTCCCCAAAACTGCTCCAGAACGTACTCTGCCGCATCGGGACTCTTTGGGTCCATCCCCTTCGGCCAAGCGAGCACAGGGGGCCTTGCTTTAATCTCCCCCGTTGCAATCCTCCCCATCTGCTGAAGTTGTGCTCGGGTAACGCCTTCCATCCAGGGGGGTGCCTCCCTTGCCCAAGCTAGGTCTCCCTTACTCGCAGAACCCTGTGGCCCCTTCCTGCTCTCCGGGCTCCCCCCCGTAAACGGTATATGCCCAGGCTTTGCCCCGGAGCTTTCCAACCCCTCCCCCGTCAGTTTGGTTCCTTCTAGCGACTTCTCAAGGGCTCTTTTCTTCTTCCACTCCGGGATACCTACAGTAGCTATCTGCCCGAGCAGTGTTGCCCCGGCACTTATGAGCGCAGTCTGCTTCGCCACGCTCTCGGCCTCTTCGGAAATCTTCCGGTTCATCTCAAGTCGGGCTTCCCCTATAGCAATGTCTGCCTCGGTCTTCGCCTGAGCCCCTGCCCTGGCGACCTCTTTACCCTGCCTGCGGGTGGTCTCCCGCCCGGTAGCTTCAATCACCTGGGGTGTGGCTTGCCCCATATAATCCTGCATCAGCTGGATACGCTTCATGGGGTCCCCCCCGGATTCCATAGCGGAACGCCGCATAATCTCCCCGAAGATGCCTTGAGTTTGCCCAGGTAGGGCTGACCTTGGTGCTGCCATGCTTTAACTCGCTTGCTTGTCGCTACCGACTTTAAATCTGGTTTCTGATGGGCGCTCGCCCACCTCGAATAGAAGTCCCTCGGGGCTCCATCCCTTCCCGGCAGGCCCGGATGTCATCGTAAAGGAGACTCGGAGGCTTTCGGATTTCTGCTGGGATGGCTTCACCACCACTTGGGAGGAGCCTTGCTGGGTTTCTGACCCAATGCCTGCTGCGGTAATGGTGCTGGTGAATGTCTCATCCGCTGCGGCTCCATTGAAGTTGGTGGAGGAACTGAGCGCAAGGGTGGTGGTGCCATCACTCGCCGGGTCGAAGGTCCCCATCATGAGGATTTTGTACACTCGCATCTTCCCACCGTAGCCGGGGAACTGGAGCCAGGAGGTCTCTGCGCTGCAACTCACAGGGACATCCTCGGTCCAAGCATTACCTATACGCAAACCGTCCTCATAAGCCTGCGCGGAGGATGCGTCTTTGTATTTAAAGAGGTAACCCGCCGAGTCACAGAGGTAGAGAACGACATTGCCACCCACATCCACCCAGCTTCGCCACTCGACGTTGCGCCCGGTCTCCACACTGCTAGGCAGTACCATCCGATACCACTGCTTATGAAAGTAATTAAACACCAACGCAGTCCGATTCACCGCACCGCTGATGTCCGTGGGGTCTCCCCCCCATAGAGGGATTATCACCTCATTGGTCGAATCGAGGACCAGGGGGTCGTTCGCGGCGCTGTACCGGGCATAGTCGTCAACCGCAGCTCCCACGTTGCCTATCTGGAGGTCGCGCCCCACCAAGTAGATACCACTCTGGGAGGAGTAGAGGACACCGAGCGGAGTCTCCGCAACAAACCCGTTGGGCCTGACTCCCTGCCCCTCAGAGACCTTCACCGGGCGGGACCACGTTCCACCTCCCGTAGAGGTCGGGCCCTCCCCATCGAGACCGTAAACGGCATCTTTCGAGAAGAAAAGGAAGCTGGGTCCGTTCGATGCGATGTGAGTAATGGGGGATTCAAAGGAGTCCCCGTACAGGGCATAGGCTCCTGCGTTCTCCGCCACAACCCCCGGGAAGATAGCCGCCTGCCCCGAGACCAACCCCAGGGAGGAGTAGAGGATGTTCTCCGTATTCGAGACCATCAGCGAGTCTTTGTGCCGTGTGATGTCTACCGGGGAAGACACTGGGTTCCCTGCGAGTTGAGCCGGAACGTCATCCCAAACCAGTGTCTCCGATAGGTCGCTGTGCTGCGTGTTGTCCACATCGAAATAGGAGATGATTTGGTCTTCTGGGTTAAACGAGTCCCCCCATTCATCAATCCCGAGCGTTTCGTGGAGGTAGTGGACCGAGCCCCCGACATTGGTGCGGTAGATATTCACCGAGTAGGTGGCCGGATTTCCTGTCTTTCCTGAGAAGCGGTGATTCGTCAGGTGGCTAAATGCGATGTCTAGCTGGGCCCTATCGTGAACAACGGGGTTAGTACCTTCTGGTGTCGGGTCACTCGCGGAGGTTATCTCGTATGGCCCTGCGGGGGCAGATACATGCCTAACCCCCTCGTCATCCTGGAACTCATAGGTGACATAATAACCATACACCCCCGCATTAAGATGCGCGTCCGCTGTTCCTGTCGCGACATTAACTGCTTGGGCAACAACCGGCGAAAGCAGGAAGTCGTTCTCCACAAAGCGGTTTCCGTCGTAAGACCAGAGCAACCCCCCGGTGGTGTAGAGCACTCCGTGTGCAGACTCACTGCGGAATGGACGATACGGGTCCGTGTCCCACTTGAGCAGGGCAGGCTGGAAGTGCGTATGCACCCCGTAGATTGCCCCAATGTCTGCCATCGACCCACCGCACCAGAACTCCGTGCTGCCGCTGGTCTCCCATCGCCCCTCGGTCACACGGGAGGCGAGCCCCTGCATATTACGAGAGGGGCCCTCTTCCGCCCCCTGCTCCATTGACCGATATTCCAGGAGGGTGTTCAGCCCAGAGTTACCCTTGACCCCATGACCATGAATCGTTCCCGATTGGTCCCCCATGAATGTAATGGAGTTGAGCGAAAGGTCCGTGGGGGCGGCATAGGTGTTTTTACTCGCTACGGTCGAAGTTGGCTGGGCCGCGCTTAACCACCAGTAGCATTTGGAGGTGGCGCTACCGGGGGGGATAAAACCGTCACTCTGGAGGCTGACGTTCGCCCAGAGACCCCTCTCCTCCACCCGTGTTCCGTCGCTTACCGTGAACTTCGTGTAAATAATGTTGGTCGGTTGCGGTTGATGCAACCTGGGGGCATCGTCATGGTGTATCTCTGCCATGATATAGGCGGACGTGCCATCATACCCGACACCTGCGCGAGCGAGTGAGTATGCCTCGTTAACCCCCGTACCCGCCTGCGTGTATAACTTTGACCCCCATGAGGGATTGTTGACGGTGTCATCGTAACAGTAGACCTGCGGGTGCATATTGAGGTCGTAGGTTTGCTTCGTGGTGTCGTACTCCGCTGAGTTGTACCCTATGAGTATGCGACTGTCCCGAGTCTTGGTAGGGACCCCATCGTTATCCGTTGAATGGAGCACCTTAACAAAGGGTTGGGCTATGTGGTTAACCCGTGTCGGGTTCGCCCCCGCAGACAGCCCTCGCTGGAAATACATGGGGTTCGAGTGCCGGGAGGGGGACTCGGTCTGAGGAGAGGTATCACGCGCAGAAACGAGGAGTCCTGCCGAGTTAGCCATAAACAAGTTCAGTTCTGCGTAGAGCTTCCCGGTGGAGAACAGAACAATCGCCGCACCATCGGTGTTGTTCAGCGCACCATACCCGGAGAAGGAAGTATCAGAAGTGATTAACCAGTCAGCATCCCATGCGGGAAACGACCCCGTGGTCCCACCAACTCCGGTGATAGTATCGAGAGTCCCACCAGCTACGAACTCAAGTCCCGGCGACGTGCCTGACCAAGTGCTGGCGTGGAAATAATGGACCTCATTCTTATACTGAACGAGCAGGTAAACCCGAGAAGTTCCGGGGATAGCGAGGAGCCTGATTCGAGGGGCCCAGAAGAGGCTATCCTTCCCGGTATCCTTGTAGACGGTCAGCACAGGGTTTACCGGGGTGGCCCCGTGGTTGATGCTAAACTCGGTAGTCAGGAGGGAGATTGTGTTGGCCGCTGAATCGACGAGGTGCTTCGTTGGCTCGCTCCCGGCGTCGGAGGCGAAGTGGATATAATTACCCACGGCAATTTGCCCGTCAAACCCCGTCCCAATCAGGGTGTCTCCATTGTTGGGCCCAGCAACCCCGGTAACATTTGCGCTGGTGACAATGCGGGTGTCCATTACTGTAGGGGCAGGGAGGTATCGCGCAGGGAGAATCGTTGACCCCGTGTGACGGTCCCTCACCATGTACTTGTACCGAACCATGTTTCCCGGAATGGTGTCGCCCAGGTCGGACCCATCCCCCCCGGAGTCGTAAGGCTGTTCTGCCCAGGCTAGGTACTCAAAATCACCGCTAATGGCGTAGGAGAGCGTCCCACTCGTAGACTGAGAATCTCGGTTGACGAACTTCGCCTCACTGCGGACATTGAGCACATCCCCCTGCTTTACCCAGTAGTCATCGGTGGCCTTAGATAATACCCGCTCACCGTCGAAAAGAAGGACCTCGTCCCCGAGATGAGCCATCGCCTTGGCAGAAGAGACGCTCCCGCCGGAAGTCTCCCCCGCAGTGGTGGCTGTATTGGAAAGCCTCTCGAACCCGAGCCGCCGGTCCAGCCTCCCCGTCTTATCCATGCGGAAATTCACACAGTCCGTGAGTTCCCCCGCTGCCTGGGACTTCTCGGAAGGCTTTTGGTTAATCCCTTTAGCGAATGGGAACCCTACAAGTGTCTTCTTTAACGGCATTAGAACACCCACAAACTGACGGTTATCTTTGCCGTCGTTGAGATAGCCACCTCATCAGCCCTATTTGAAGAGAGCACCTGGACATCTGCGGCACCCGACTGCTTAACCACGATGGCTCCTTTGGCCTTGCGTCCCAGCCCGTGCTTGACCTGATTGATTGCGGGGTCAAGAATACTAAAGACCCGGGTGAGTGCAACGTCCTGAAGAAGAACCCCGTCGAGCATAGGGATAGAGTTCAACTGAGTAACGACATCCTCCGTCGCCTGTGCGACCTCCCCCACCCCGGGGGTCTCATGGTGGATGCGTCTGTAGGTGATGCTCATTATCTCGCCCAGTTTACATAATTGGCCTGTAGTGTCCCTGTGCTGGTGTCGGTAATCCGGTACGGGTCACCGGGGCTCCTTGTTGCAGCGTTGGCCCGGATGGTCTCTTCGACTTTCTCCCGGAGCGCAACGTGCATCTTCACGTCGGACTCTTCCTTCATGAGACACTTAATCGTCCCGTCGAGGATGATGTATTCCTCGTAGCCTCGGGCAATCTCTCGGTCCACTGCGTTAATTGGAGTGCTCACGTTGGACACGGTGAACGGGCCCCATGCGACGGTCTGGTTAGTGTCTACGACAGCCTCCCCGCTACCGGCAACGCTTAACACCACCCCGGTCTCACCTGTAGCCCAGGTAATGGTTGCCCCCACAAAGTCACTCGTCCAGTTGGTCCCAAGCCCCTCGATGTCGTCGCCTGACTGATAAGCAGTCCCCTCGGAGAAGTCCAGGAACACGCTCGGCTCGGGGACATACCAGAGCTTTACCGTCCCGGAGACCGTGGTATCCGGGATAAACCTAATCTGGTCACCTTGGAGTTGGTAGAAAATGTTCGGGAGGGAGGTATTGGCATAGAATGGTGTCGAGTAAGCCCGTCGCTCGCTGAACATGAATGGCTTTAGGGTATAAGTAGCCCCCCCGGTGGTGAAGTCTGCGCCCAGGAGTTTATAGAAATCCTCGGGCACCTCACTTGGATTCCCCGCTGGCAGGGCAATATCGGGGGCTTCCTTCACATAGTAACTCTCATAGAGAGTGACCAACAGGCTATGCAGGTCCGCCACCGACTGGTTAATCATGTGCGTAACCTCACGGTCAGACACGAAGCTGGACCCTACCATGTCCGCACGTTCACGAATCCGGGTGATTAACTGAGATAGGGTCGTCGTGTTCATTCGTCATGCTCCGCAATCATTAGTTCCGGGTCCCAGTACTCTATTTCGTCAGGCTCGCACATCTGTACTGCCACTGGCTGACACATCGGCTTGGGCCTGAACAGCGAACACCCTGCTGCCAGGGCAACTGCGATAATTAGTAGGAGGTGTCTCATGGCGTTAGCTGAGTCTCGTTTCCAAGTGAATCCATACAGAAGAGTCGGGCGACGGTGACCGGACTCGATGCTGTGAATGGTGCTGTTGGGACTGTCAGGTTTGAGCCCACTGTGTAACTAGGGTCACCTTTAGTTACTCGGACCTCATCAAACTTGCCCGTCTTCATCTGAATGTGTGACCAAGTGCCTTGGCTATCCTTGAACCCCTTGCCGAGGTACCAGTCTTTAAAGTTCAGGTCGCCAACCCCCGTAGTCGTCCTCCCCCCCGGAGCATCCATGTACGTTCCATCAACCCAACAGTGCCAAAGTGAGTCTGCTCCGCTGATTGTTCGAGCAAGGGCCACATGGACAGGGGCGTTTGTGCTAGCGCGGGCGCTCGATGTTGGGCTAAATTCAACCCCCTCCCTCGACCCGCTTGCCGGCTGAACCCACAACTCAAGAGTATCACCCCCTGCATCAGCCCTATCAAGAGACAGACAGAAATTCCCGAAAGATGTAGTATATGAGCTGTATACAGTCTGGTCTAAATCGGCGGCATTGCTAATGAGTGCTTGAAAGCGTGTTGTTGAACTCATTGTCACAAAAAACTCAACAGTAAACGCTTCAGTTCCGATACCGGGCTTACCTAGCTTGATATATTGGGAATCTACGTTGTTTGTAACTCCGTAATAAACGTATTCATAGGCATTTACGATGTTGATCTCTGAGCCAAACCCGCTTGTCGGACTGCTTGTGTATGTAGCCGTTCCTGTTGTCGTCGCAGCAGGATGATTGCTTATCTCAAACACAGCGTCGGGGCCGCCGTTCTCCTCATCCAGATTGCCGTCAAAATGGAACAGCGCATCACCTAAGCCTCCAACAACAAAATTCTTCGCGTAAATCTTCGCAACCCCAGCCGTAGCTGATGGTGTCGTTCCTGCCGACAGAGACAGTACTCCGCTGTTGATGTCTGCCGTTTCGGGGGCATCCAAATCCCCGGTCAACGGCGCAATCTTCACAACTCCTTTGTCGTTCCACGCAGTCCCATCCGCCAGTCCCTCAACCGCTTTCGGCAGCAGCATCCCGAGATTGCTGGTAGTCAGAATCGGGGAGCTTGTGTTCTCTGAGTCAACGACACTCGCGACTGAGAGCGGGGTGCTTCGGGTTGGTGTAGTGGGCCGCGCAAACTTGTCCGAGGTGTTGTGCAAGCAGCGATGGTTCCAGACTGCGAACTCGTGCATTTTGCCTTCGAAGAATCTTGTGGAGGGGTCGAGCGGGATTTCGGTCGGCTGAGTTGGGACGGGATAGCTCCCCGTTCCAGAGTAGACTGCGCTATTGGTGAATCGAAGGTCATCAATAAATGCAGACTGAAGGCCGAAACCATACGACCCATAGTCCCTCCCAACACGCATCGTTGTCCCGCCGATGTTCTCATAGGGTCGATTGAGGTGGTTATTCCCTGCCCGGTACTGCCCATCAAAATAGAGAGTCCAATCGACATTACCCCCACCGACCGACTCGCTCCGCTGTAATGCAAAGTGTCTCATTGTCCCATTACAGCTTGGGAAGGGAAATTGGACAGGGGAGACCGCATCGCAGTTCCAAGACATATCTATCGACCCGGATGATGTATAAATCCTAACAAAAAGAGTGGCATCAGATACGGACACCTCGATTCGTCCAGCATTACCGCCGCCTGTGGGGTTGGCACTGAATATTGTCTGACTGTACCAAGACCCGCCCGATGCCATCCCCCCGATGTCAATAAAGCACTCAAAGGTAAATGCGCCTGTGCCAGCGAATGAGTTTGGCACCTCTAGCCAGTGCTGCGTGTTCACTCTGCTCGTGTTGAGTATCGCAACCTGCTTGCCCCACGATGCTGGCTGGCTCCCGTTGTGGGTAAGGAATTGCGTCCCTGTTGCCGTGATTGAAGGTCCGCCACTAACCTCGTTGTTGAAATTATCGTTGAATCGATAAAGTGCAGCAGGCCCACCCGCTGCCGCATCCCCATTCAAGTACTGCCCAAGATAAAGAGGGTGCAGCGTATACGGAGAGCTTGAAGCCTTACCCAGCTTTTCAAACTGACCGGCCACAGACAAGGCACCCGCAGAGTTCTTATCCTCCAGCACCACCCCGTCAAGGTAGCATCGGAATTTCCCGACCGATGGGTTGATGTCGGTTGTGTCTACTCCCCGGTCATTCTCGAAGAATGAGATTGCGAGGTGGTAGCGCCCGGTGGATTCCGTAACCAGTGACCCCGGTATCGTCCACTCGACCGTCTCCAGTTTGTCCGTGGTATCGTCGAAGTACTCGAACGCTATGCTAGAGCCACCCGACGAAGACGACGCAACGAGCAGGACGCTATAGAAACCCTCTACGTCTGTTTGGTGATTGGAGGGGTCAACACTGAGAAGCGTATGTGTCCGGTCAAGACTGCCGTTAAGGATGGAGAACAGAAACTGAATCTCAAAGTCACCCCGCGCTGTTGCACCCTGCCCCTGAAGGAACACATCGGTAGAGTTGCCCGACATCCAGTAGGGTGCGGCAGTGCCTCCTACCCGGATACTTGGGGTGTTACCAGACGCAAAGATGGCTGAGTTACCATAGCCTCCAATGTACTCCCCACCCGTGTAGTCCACGTCACTGGTGCTTTCCTTGAGGCCTGTGTTCCCCGCCCCATCCCGCCCAGAGTCGATGGCATCGTCCTCGCTAGGGATTTCGTTGAACAGGTAAAGGTGGTCCGGCATACTCTCAGCAGATGTCTCGTCTGCGCTGTAGAGGATGACCTTATCCGCCGCGCCTGTAGGGGCAGAGGACTCGTCTTCGAGGGTCACTGTGGTAGACGAGCCACCACCTGCGCCAAGCTCTTTCCAGACGAGGGGGTTCACATCTCCGTTGGCGATACTGTTCCCGAGATTGGCTTCATCGATGCAAACGTACGTCTTCGCGTCATTGTCTGCGACATGGACAACCAGGCCCTTAAAGGGCGCAGTGATGCTCGCGAGGTCTGCCGGGACCTCTACGACAGTTTTCCCATCCAGGGGGGTCGGGGTTCCGTTGTGGAAGTTCCCTGGTATTTTTACAAAGCCTTCTTCCCATGCCATCTTGTGCCGCCTTTACGAGAGTTCGAGTGTGAAAGTCATAGGTGAGTTTGTCGTTTTCCAGCGGTACACATAGTAGTCGTGAGTCGAGCTGTCTGCGAACTGGAACTCTTGCGTCACTGCCGTGCTGGAGAGAGTTCCGTCCGGTTTTACAAACTCAAGAGCAGACCTGTAGTTTTGTGCGGATATGGGCTCGATAGCATTGGTCAACGGAGAGTAGCCCGTCCCGCTAGGATAGGCGATGTAGATGTAGTCATTGTTGGTAGTGAACGAGTGCGAACTAACCTGGGACGCCTTTATAGCTTGCCCGTCGCTAGAGGCCCCCCCCGGTTTAAGCTGGGCTTGATTGGCCTCCGTAATCCCGGCAGGCCCCACCGCATAATACGTTGGGTAATAGAAGCTAATATCCCGCTCTTTCTCCAGCGTCTGCTGAGTCCCGTTGTTCCCAACCGTGAGGAAGATTTTAAGCGTCTGGTCCTGCGTCACTGCATAGTTGGGCTCTGACCAGTACTGCTTCACCGTGGATGGCGGCGTTGGGTTTGTCGGGGAGGTGTATGTGTTGATGAGGTTGTTCCCCTCCTTCAACTGCCAAGCACTAAGGTCATTCTCGTCGCGGGGAATCACGTTGCCCCCGAGAGTCACGGTGTTCGTGTTCTTCCCCTTCTCCTGGTAGGGGATGCTATCGAACGTCAACTCCGCAGGAATAAACGGGTAGAAAACCTTCTCCAACCAATCCTCGGTCGTCAAGGGAGTGCTACCGTCAGTCACAGCGTCGAAGTTGACCTCTGCAATCTTCTTGATTGGGTCAACTGACCGACTAAAGGTCGTGGTCGAAGCACCTCCGCCTTTCGTCTGCGCCATGTTAAGACCCCTCCGATACATTGGCTTGGATGCGGATAGTTCCACCTCCGGTGCCCGTGCTGGTAATCTTGACCCTCAGATGGTCCACTTTATGCTCGTATTTTTGGACCCTGAGCTGTAGCGCAGTCGCGACTGTCGCGTCCCAGGTGTCGGTGTCGTACTCGACCTCGGTGCCGTCCGCAAAGACGTAGTACGTCTTCACTGTAACCTGATTGGTCGTCCCGACATCCGTGGTGTGATAAAAGAGGGCCATCCCCACATTGTTGTGTACTTTAACTTCAAGTGCCGTCACCGGCATATTGGCGAGTACACCCGTGGCTGGGTATGTAGTAACAGAGGAAAGTGTACGCATAATTGAGCCTTTCGGTAAGCTGACCCAATCTATCCTGCATTACCGCAGTCGGGTTTGGGTCAGTAATTCCACCCTAATATAAGAACCCGTGCCATCCTGGGTTACCGTGGTTAGCGGAGGGGGAGGAGGACGGCACGGGCTCGGTTATGTGTTAAACGCTGCTGTTCTTGAGCCAAATCATGCAGTGGAGGGTTTTCCCACCAATCTTACCTCTGACCTGCTCGTCCCCGTCATCCTCCGCATAGTGCTGAAGGGTAATGAGTTTCGTGGTCGCAACAGTTTCCGAAGCAAGTTCAAATCCCGTTGTCTCATCAGCTTCATGTGAGGCGTCCTCATAAGTAATGTGCACCCCAAGAATACTGTTATAAGCATCCTCAAGAGTAATTACTTGGACCCCATCTGTGCCCACAGTTGCTACCGAAAACCCCGTAAGGTCCGAACTCGCAACCGTTCCATCGCTCGCATGGAAAGTCCACTTCCCCGTGAGGCAAACAACCTCCTGAGTGAGTGACCCGCCGAGCGGTTTAAACATACGATTCGCCATTATTCACCTCGCTTTATGGGGAGGGACCTGAATCCCCCCCCGGTAAGAGACCCGTCAACTACGCCAATGCTACGCGAGCATTGTACCCAGGAGCCGAGCATCCCATCGCTGCGTAGTAGCCTAAACGTACTTCATACGCATCTGCTCCAGCATCGCGCAGAATCTTGTTGTCGTCGAGGTCAAGGAACTGCGGTGCAGCTCCAAGAGAGTTCAGCGACCAAGTATCCAACTGGAGAAGATACATGACATCGGGATTGCAGTTGAGGTCCGGGATAATCTTGATTTCCCCGGCAGGGCCCACAATGCTGATACCGTTGAATCCGATTTGGACATCAGGTGCGTTCAGCGTGGCATACCGAACCCGCGCACCAAGGGATTTCTCCAGGGATGCGTAGGTCTTGAAATCACAGAAAGCGGTGTCAGGTCGTCCACCGTCGCGAGCGACTTTGGATGCAGCCTCAATCAACGCCTCTTCTACAGGCATCGAGGACCCGTCGAAGCGAACCCCGCCGAGCCGGGTTGCGTCCTTTGAGCGGTTCACACCCGCAAAAAGGTCCCCTGCTGCGGGTGCCGTGGCAGGCAGCCACCCGTCAAGGCCCGTCACCTTGATGCGGTCCCCAGCATCGACATAGTCGCCTTCCTGGAAGATGAGGTCGTTTGGCGCAATTTTCCCTGAAGCTGAACCCTGCGCGATGCTGAATGAGCCAGCGTCCCGGTTAACGGCAGTAACAACGATAGCCGCCCCCGGTCCCGCTGCTGAACTGTTTGCCGCAGCAACAAGGCTCATACCGACCTCGTAGTTGGTAATATCTTCGGCATTGGTGAGGACGACAATGTCCGGGTTCTCAGCGGCAGGAGTCCCGTTTCCCGCAGTCACCGTGGATGCGGTCCCGATTTTCCCGCTACCGTCCCCGTAAAGGGAGACTGCAAGGGACCGGGTCAGGGAGTTCATCGCCCCATCAATTTCCATTGTGAGATAACTGAGGAAGGCGTTGTTGTCTCCCCGAGTGGCCTGAATCGTCTGCCCGTCGATGTACGCGAACGAGTAGTCCTTTACCCGGGTGATTGAGAACTGCTCCACCCCGGATGCCGACTCATTTCCTTGGCCCGTTGCAAAGGTCGCGGACCGTCGCTGTGGGTCATGGTAACGAACCGGGATGGGCATACTGAGCCCCCCGAATTTCGTGTACTTCGGGATAACCCCCAGAAATGGGTTGTTCCGGTAGACCATATTGGCCACACGGAGTGGTTTGTAGTGGATTTTTACCGCTTGGTTAACGGTGTTGAAATCGAGTGGAGTAGCAGATACGCTCGGTCCAGCCATAATAAACCCCTTTGCCGGGGCCTATTCGCTATGCGGAAGTACCCCAGAAATTCATAGAAGACGCCAAATTTTCGAGTGATTCATCCCGTGACGCGAGCGAACTGCCAGAATCCGGCACAGAGGCTGGACTAGCGGTGTTTTCATTCGTCAGGGTTTTTGGTCTAGTGGAAACTTTGGGTTCCGCTGCTGGAGTGACCGACTCAATAGGTGGCGCTGCTGTTCGGAGCTTTCTTGACCGCATAGAATTACGGACTTGCTGTTCGAGGTGGTCCTCGACGATTTGGCAAGCCTCCTGGTATGGCAGGACTCGTTGAGTGGCGCTAAAGGTTTCCCTAATTACGTCACCTACAAGTTGCTGCGCTCCCTGGAGCCTTACTAATTCGTATTCATCAGCATTAGTTTCTACGAACTGGTGGACTTCGTCAATGAATTTGTCGTACGCCTGCGCCTCAGAAGTCTCTTTCTGCGCCACAATTTCCGCATTTTTCGCTTCTTTAATCGAACTCAACTCCTCCCGAAGTTGCCCGATTTCATGACGCAATTCCAAATCCGGCGGCGCTTTCTCTCCGTTAAGCACCGTATTGGTCAAGTCATCGTAGGATAATCCGTACTTTTTAATGAACTCCAGTGGGTCTTTTCGGGCCTGCTCCCGTAAATCGCCCTCATTTATTCCCTTCCCAGCACGAATCTCACCCCGAAGCTCTGCCAACTCCTGCTGCATTTGCTTGTTCTGGTCGGTCTGCTCCCGGACAGCACGTTCCCGCCGAGCTAATTCCTGGAACTCCTTGGACTCCGCTGTCGGGATAGCCGGACGGAACGCCATAGGCTCGGGCCCCGACTCCTCCACCGGGGGGGATTCTGCTTCTGCCAATTCAGGAGTAACCGGGGGGGCCTCTGCTGCCACAGCCACCTCCCCATTCTCCATTTTAACTGCTGCCAATTCAGCCAGTGCCGAAGCGGTCTCCTGCACGTCTGCTGCTGATGCCATGTGTCTCTCCTATTGCATCGGGCCCATCGGAGCCCCTCCTGTTACGGGCGGACCACCGGCTGGTGGTGCGTCCATTGATTCACCCAAAATCTGCTCAATTCCTGGTGGGGGTGGGGGAGCCCCTTCCATCCCGGCTGGCGGCGGTGTCCCTTCACCACCAGCAAGAGGCCCCCCCGGTTGTACGCCCATCATCTGCTCCTGATTGGACGCCATCTCCATCGACGCCAATAACTCCATCACTTCCTGCATGAACCTAACGAGGAGCCGCAGTCGGTCTTCCGGGGCTTTGTTGATTCGCGCCACCATGTATGCCGACTGAGTCTTCTGGACAGCCAGGGAGAGGTCCATATAGGGCTCGGGGGACTGGTAACTCCCCTTGTCGAGCATCTCCGAAATGAACATATCCACAATGTCGCTAGAAGCGGTCATCGGACGAGTCGCTGCCTCAATATCGGGGTACTGGAGCAGGGAAAGCGCAATCATCGGGTCCTGAATCAGCCCGGACTCAAGCAGCTCCCGGACAAACTCCAGCTTCCCGGCAGGGGTGTTCGGCAGCATGTTGGTCGGGGTCACCTTCATCACATAGGCGTCTTTGTCGAGGTTGATGTCCTTCCACTTAATCTTCTCAATATACTTGTCCCCGTGGGAGACCACCTCGTAAGCCTCGTCCCGCTCCGCTGCTTCCCGGGCGATGTCTATCATCTGGACGGCGGCATGGATAAAGAGGTTCTCGTACCGGGCGGCGATGTCATAGAACCGCTTGGTCTGGATGTCCGAGAACTCCCGCAGAGCCACCGCAGACTCAATCCCCACCGGCTTCTTCGACTGAGCCGACATTTCCGAGATACCGGCTATCTGATACGCCCGTTCAAAGAGCCTGTCCAGGTGGGAGTAGACCTCCCCCGCCATGATTTTCGGGACGTAGAACTGGGGTGGTTTCCCCGGGGATGTGTACTCGATAACCCCCCACAACTCGTTGTTCAGGCTTGCCTTGGTAATCTTCGACCCGGTCTCCACGAAAACCTTCGGTTTGGCCAACCGCATGGACTCGGAGATGGTCTTAAGCAGTGTATTAATCTCGATTTGGATGCCCGTTAGCATCTCAGCGAGACCCTGGCCCCAGAATCCAAGCAACCTGTCGGACCAGTGCAGGGTCACAAAGGGGAAGTAATCCCGGTGATAGGTCTCATCAAGCAGGGTTCCCCCCGCCACCGCGATGCTGTGCCGCCCGTCGTCGGACTCCTTAGAGGACGGGAGATGCCACGCCTCCAGACAGAGAACCTGCTCGTCACTCTCCCCGAGTAAGCGGTTCTCCAGTGCCTCGCTGGTCTCCACCCCTGTCGTTGAATCCAACGCAGACGCCTTCTCCGGGTACATCGCCTTAAGGACCTCTTTGTTGACCACCTTCAACTGGAACGCCTGCCGGGGGGAGGAGTACCGGCACTCCTCATCGTCCACAATCAACTCGTCAGGGAAGATTCGCTCAACCTTCACGTCCCCCTCGGACTCGTAAATCTTCATAACCCCCGTCCCAAAGACCGCTGCATCCTTAAAGACCTTCGGGGCCACCTCGTAAATCTTGCTCTCGTAGAACTGACCCTGGCAAAAGCGGTCCAGTAATTCTGCTTTCCGGCGTTGGGCCCAGTCCCCCCCGGAGGTCAGGAAGGTTGCCGTGGGTTTATTCTGGGTAATCTCGGAGGTCACAGTGTCGCACATGGACTTAACCACATTCAACGTGACCTTGTGCCGCCCCGCAGACGCCGGTTTACTGTACCCACTAAGCGTCAGGTCGGTTAATTCGGCATCATTATACCGCTGGAAGTGGTCCGTGTTCAGGTCATGCTGGTAATTCTGGTCTTCAACCAGCCTCCCGACATACTCAAAGAGTGCTTCGTGGGGTTCTCCGTCGGGGGCCTGCCACCATAATTCGTTTTTAGCGTTGTACATTGAACATATCCTCTTCGTCTGTGATGACCAGGTGGTCAGGGATGAAACCGGAGGTCCGGTCTGTCTCGTTATCTCGGAATGTTACTGCTATTTCCCCCGGGATGGTAAACGATTTAGCACCATTTTCCCGCATCCAGACCGTAAATTCTTTTATATCTGATAATTCCATTAATTTAACCTAATCCCCCGGCTCCACCAGGGCTCATCATCATCCCCGCCAAACACACGCTCTTCCACTGCCTGAATGTGCTGCTGTTCAACCCACTCCATGTACCCCGGCTCCCCAGGGAGAGGGTCGCTGATAATCTCCTCCCACAGGAAGTGCCGAGCCTCCCGCCACATGTAGAGCGTTGCATCCGAAGCGTGGTTCTCAAACCGGGGGTCCTCTTTGGTCCGGTCCTCGTTCCACTGGAGCAGGGCCCACTCATCGAGCACCGGAGCGTCCTTCGAGACCTTGATTTTACCCGTGCGGAGATCGTCATTCAAAAGCTCGATGTAGGAGGCTTTATTTCGCTTCTCAGCGGCTTTTATGGGCAATCCGTACCTTTGCCGCATCTCCTCCGTAATGGACAGCCCCAGGCCCCCTGTGTCCGCTACCATCTGCCTAAAGTCGTAGTGGCGGTTTAGCTCCACCACCTTCTCCGCAATCTCGGAGGGAATCAGCTTATGGTAGATAGGGGTTTCCACCACATAGAGGTGGGGGTCCGTGTCACAGTACGCCCCAATCGAGAACGAGGTGGCGTCGATATACCCAAGGTCAATCCCGAGCACATAGTACCATTCCCCGTCCGGGAGTTCGCCGAAGAGGTTATCCCCGTCAAACTTATAGACCAAGGAGTCCATCGACCGAATCCACTTACCGCACCACTCCCGCTGGTAAATGGGGTTGGTTACGTCCCAACTCTTCTGCTTCAGCTTCCGCTCAAGGTACTCCTCCGCATGAGGAATGTGCGGGTTCTCTCGAATCGTCCATTTGTGGGTGGCGTACCCGAAGTTCATATCCGTGGTCGCTGCGTAGAAATATCCCGTACAGGCAGCGTTCGGAGTCCCCGTCAGCAGCAAGGTCCCCTTATGGTCAATCAGCGCAGGCTCGATAACCTCCTCGATAAGCTCGTTGAGGAAAGGCCCATAGGATTGGCACTCATCAATCGCTACCAGTCGGTAGGCAGGTCCACGCAGCTTGTCCACGTCCGCTTGGTCATTCGCCCCCGTAATTATCACCTGGGAGTGGTTTGGGAACGTCGCGATTAACTCCGCATTGTTGAAATTAACCCCCAGGTGATAAAGTCGGTTCGCTCGCTTTAACTCATTCCACATCAGCCGCTTCGCCGCAGCCCGGGTCAGGCCGATATAGACCACAATCCCGTCCGGGTTTTTTACTGCCGCCTCAATGAGATACCGGGACACCGTGTAGGTCTTCCCGGCACGTCGAGAGCACAACGCCGCCTTAAAGGTGGATGGGTCGTCGATAAGCGCCAGTTGCTTATCAAACAAATCCTCCCGCCACCGATAAGTACGGTCCCGGTGCTCTTCGTGTACCGCTGGCGGTATCTCTCCGAAGCGTTTGTAATACTCCCGAAGGAGGTCCCGGGTAGAAGCTGACACTTAGCCAACAGCCTTAATGGACTTCGGGGGTCGCCCACGCTTACGCTTCTTTGGCATCTCGAACCCTGGGAGCACCTCCACGGCACACGCTGCCATGTGGACTATCCCATGACCAACCCCCCGGGGGGACTCATCCACGATATGAACAAAGTCACCCTCAAGGTAGAGGTCCCATTTCTCGAAGTTCTTATTGGCAAAGTGTGTGTTGCCAAACAAAGGACGCATACTGGTGTTTAACGTAACGCTCTTCAGCGGTATTCGGTCTTCCATTATTTCTTACCCTTCTTGCGGTTGCGGACCTCGTGATAGGCCCGTTCAAATTGGTCCATTCCCCAATCAAACTGCAATTGAGGTACATAACGCATGGAATAGCGGTCCTTAATCTCTTTCATTAACCAACCGCGATGCGAACAGAAGATGTTCTCGCCCCTCTTGTGGTCGTACCCACCGAGCAACGCTGTAAAGAGCCCCCGCTTGCGGAATATCATCTTCGTAAAGGAGTAGTGCATAATAAATATGCCACTCGGGGAACGCTGGGCGCACATCCAGGCGTAGATGTCGTCCTGGCTTTCGTGAGTATTACCAGCCGCCACCAGGGTAACCCCGTCCTTCAGCAAGCGGCGAATCACCGTCTTCTGCATCGGGTACAGCGCCCATGAGGGCTGGTCCTTGTTCTGCGCGGCATACGACTTCAACCAGGAGTCGATTATCATGTGCGCGTCGTTAGGTTCCGCTGGGCGGATGCGCACCGGGATTCGGTTCAAATCCTGCACCTCAGAGAACACAGTGTCCCCCCTTCGCACCCCGTCAGTCTGAAACCCCAGGTTCGTGTGACCCGTCGCCTCCCGCATGTGCTCTCTCATGTCATCCATCAGTGCTCTCCTGGAGTTTCTTAACCACCTCTTCGGTGAGTTCCTTATCGCTCATCGCGTCCAGGCTGGAGTTGTCCCGTACCTCATGCTCCATCTTCACCAAACGCACCAACGATGCAGCGTACTTCTCGAACTGGGCAGTGTCGGCCCGGTCAAGACCCCCCCGGTGGGACTGCCGCCCCAATCGGCGTAGCTCACTGTCGATTATCGAGTAGGAATTGTGCAGCATCGTATGGACAGAAGGCAGCGTGGAGATAGCGTGTTCAGCGATTCGGGAGTTGATCGCAATCTTCTTAGCCTCCGCCGCCAAATCCTCACCCCGCTGCGCCTCCACAGCGCGGGAGTCCGTTCGGGACAGAGATTTGTAGTCCACAGATAGATGCGAAGCATCCATTACACGTCGCGTTGGTTTTTTACCCACCCTGCCCCACTCCAAATCGGACTCCCGGGGGTGGAGACATCACTATCTACCCCCGGGGCCGACACACTTTTATCCACTGGGCACTCACGCACTACCAGTACACAATTCACCTATTACGGGGTTTATGCGTGGTTGCCAACTAGATGCAAGTAATTCAGGGGTATTTTCTGCGGCGGGGAAGGAGGGCAGAGGAAAACTAACCCTCCCTCCCCTAATAAACGCAGAGGTCATTGGCGGCTCAAGCACCGGGGGAGTGGTTATTCCGTCGAGGAAAGACCAGGGGTGCTTGAGCCTGATATTTAGTAAGACATTTGGCGCGGCGTGTCAAAAGAAGTGCGGATTATGCAGAGAGGTTGTTATCCCAGGGGGAATAGGATAGACCCCCGCCATGCTCTTAGCGGTGGGGTTTGAAGAAGCATTTATTGGAGAAGCTCTCAGGTACGGGTTCAATGAGCCCGTCGCGGCATACGATTATGACAAGTGCCTGGAGATACTAACCCAGGACGGGATGACCCATGAGGAGGCAGTGGAATTTTTTGAATATAACACCCTCGGGGCGTGGGTCGGAGAGCAAACACCCGTCTTCGTCGAGAGAAGACCCCCCCGGGATGGCTACCCCAAATATGGGGACCCACGGGAACTCCTCACTAAGTAAGACCCCCCCGGTGGGGGACGAGTATAACGGGGCACCCAAGTTAACGAACGTTAATTAATTAACAAACCAAGGATTAGGTCAGGTGCCCCGTCATTTTTAATAATGCCACAGGGCATCTACAATAAACAACCGGGGGGGACAAGGAGGCAAGTATGCAATCAGCACAATCAACAGACATCATCAAAGCCATGTTCAGACTCGAAGTCAGGAATATCAAGAGCACCGATGAACCAGACGTACACCTCGCGAAAGTCAATCTGGCCACACGCACAGACCCCATCGTGGGGATAACCACCAAGGTCGAACTCAAGAAAGTTTACACAGACGAGGAAAAACTGAAGTTCTACTACGAAAGAGCAGACCTGTGCAGAGGTAGCAGGGACTCCTCACTCCAGAACATCATCCAGGCCCAGCAGGATATGCAAGCCTTCGCCTCCTGTGCCTCCATTGTGCTGCTCAGGGCATACGGGGTCATCGTTGAGGAAGAAGTGGTCCTCCAAGTGGTCGAGGAAATAGTGGACGAACTCCTGCTCGATGGGATGGAAATCGACGAAGAAGTGGAGATTCCAGCGCAGGCGGCGGAGTGGATGCAGAGCCATAGTGGGAGCGGGGATAATGTGGGGGGGAATAAAATAGTTAGCTAGAGGACCAATTAACCGGGGGGGACAAGGAGTGAGATATGGCAAACGTACAGACCACAGAGGAAAAAGATGCAGCCACCCGGAAGACCGTAGCGGCGCTTATCGAACTAATAGACGGGATGGTTCACGGACTGCTCTTTGAAGAATTGCATACCCAAGTCCCGCACGTTTCGCTGAAGTGCCATAATGAAGGAGACCCCCCCGGGGTGTTCCTGTGGCATAATGACCGGGGTATTCCCGGAGACATTGAGATAGGTGGGTACGTCGAGTGTCTCCAAAATGAGGGGGCAGTGGCCTATTATCACGGGGTCATCGAGGCACTTCACATGCAGAAACTCGTTAGGGAACTGGAACCCGAAGGGGGGCCACCGTGGAAGGGGGAGGCTAAACGGAGGGAGGCGTTTAAGGTGTTCCTGGATGAGAGGAAGGTTAAGGCCAGGGAGCGAACCGAGGAATGACGCGGTGTGTTGGAAAGGTTTTTGGAAAGTACGAGTGTGGGGTATTAATATTATTTTCCCGACGCCCGAAGGGGGGACTACCCCCCTGCCCGAGCCCGAGCCCGAGCCCGAGCCTGAGCCAGCCTGAGCCAGCCTGAGCCAGCCACCGAGCCTGAGCC